ATTTGCTGTAAAAATATGATCGTCGCCACTGAAAACCATGCAACCAACAGGTATTTTTATCCAATCATCTGTTCTGGCAAGCATGAACCATCCTTGCTTAATTTCATCTGGATATTTTTTAATATCAAAACTATGATTTGAATTGTATTGATTTTCTTTCATATGCTTTTTAATGAAATTAAGATCATATGTCTTATGCGAAAAAACAGTTGATAAATTCAAATGTTCATTTTTTTCTAATATTTCAACGACACCATCAATAACTTGACCATGAAAGCAAACATCATCATTTAGGAGACAATAGTATTTGGTTTTAACTAATGATAAACCAAAATTCCAAGCAGGATTAACCATAAGATTTGGTTTATCGTGTATTACCTCGACTTTGCTATAATTTTCATATCTTTTAGTGAATTCATCATCCAAAGCATTATTGACAAATATTAATCTATCAACTAATTTAGAATTATTCTGCAATTCATTGACAAGAATATCTGTTACTTCTAAGTTTGCAGCCTGAAGAGTTGGTATAATAACTGTGCATAATGACATTAATCTCCTTCGTTATGCTATTTATTATTTATATTTTCAATCTTTAGCTATTGGGAAATTAAATATTCTTCCTGTAAAGAAAATCAAAAAAATCATACCTGTGCTTTGCCAATAATTTATTTCCTTGCAACAAGTCAAAACTTCAACACAAATATTATTCCAAGCATATTGAAAAGGGAAAGCCATAATACAGGCCATGCAAAAAACAGCAGTAATGCCAATTACAAAAGATCCTGCTGGAGTAAGAATCTTTTCAATCTTATCGTCTTCATCCATGTCTTTTTTCATCGTGCCACCAAAATGGGTTGGAAATTCAAATCAATTTTATTCTAAAACTTTTGAATCGTTAATACAAGGCAAGAAAAGCAGAAATAATTTTTAATTTTTACTAATTGTTGCTCAGTTGGATATATAATTGTAACAAAACAATTGAGATACAGGAGATTGTTATGCCAACGTGTAAAAAATGTCAAAATTATTTTCCTTTTTATGTTAATGTTGATGGGAAAAAAAGAAATCTTGGTAATAGAAAATATTGTTTGAATTGTTCTCCATTTGGAGAACGGAATACAAAAAAAATTCACATTACCGATTTTGATAATTCTGGGAACAAGCAATGTTCTAAATGTTTAGAATTAAAACCAACTGATTCATTTACAGTAAAAAAAACCGAAAATAGAATTTCAAGCTGGTGCAAGCAATGTTTATATGACAATCAAAAGATCAGATGGAAGAATCGAAAGTTGCAGGCAATAAAACTAATGGGAGGAGAATGTTGTGTTTGCGGATATTCTAAAAATTACGCTGCTATGGAATTTCATCACTTAGATCCAACAGTTAAAGAGGGCATGTGGTCAACTACTAGAGAAAAAGAATGGAGTAAAACTGTAGAAGAACTTAAAAAGTGTATTCTTCTTTGTGCTAACTGTCACAGAGAAATCCACAATCCTAATGCATTAATGAATAAGGAATTTTTTGCTAACAGCAGTTTACAACAGTACAAGAAAATAAGTCCTACTGGCAAATGTACAGTGTGCGAAACACATGTTTTTGGAACAACATATTGTTCAAAAACATGTGTGGAAAAAAATAAAAAAAAATTGTCGAAATTAAGAGAAGCAAAAAAAAAGACACTTTGTGTTTTCTGTCAACAAGAATTAACAGAAAACAAATTTTGTTCACAAAAATGTTTTCATGACAAAAATAGAAAAGTTCAAAGACCGTCTAAAAAAGAATTAGAAACTTTACTAGAAAAAAACAATTATACACAAATTGGAAGAATGTTTGGTGTAAGCGATAATGCAATTAGAAAATGGAAAAAATCATATGATAAAAAATAAAAATACCCCCGGTTGGATTCAAACCAACGACTTGCGCTTTAGAAAAACGCTACTCTATTCACCTGAGTTACGGGGGCAATACATTCAATTTTACAAAGAAGTGTTGGCCATGTCAATTGAATGTGGTTATAATTTTTCATGAAAGCCTCTACTCTCCATAAATGTGTTTGCCTCATGTTAGAAGATTGGGGAGAGGACAAAAGCCGCACTGGTTTTCATTATGCTTTTGCAATAAGAAAAAATAGAATCATGGAAATGGGGAAGAACAATCCCGTCATGATGTCAGCGAAAGCATATAAATTAGCTCAAAAATTTAATATCGCACACTGGAAAAAATACCCATTCCTTCATGCTGAAGCAGACCTTCTCCTCAAACTTGATGAAAAGTATTACAACAGAAAGACAACAATACTTAGCATGAAAATAAATAGACATGGAAAATTCAGACTGGCAAAACCATGCTACAAATGCGAAATAGCATTGCAAAAATCTAATTTGATGAATGTTGTTTGGAGTCTAAATGACAATAAAAATCTAACATTACCAATTCTTGGAAACTATCAAGAAAAGACAGCCTCGACCAGCTTGTTTAGCACCGAAGTACAAACAATTTAATAATCCTAAGACTGGTTGTCATAAGCGTGTCGAAGCACGAATGCTCTGAAATATTTAGAAATCTAACTTCAATATTTTATGGAATCAAAAATAATAAATTCAGATTGCCTCGAAGGATTAAAACAAATCGAGCGTAATAGTGTACAAACATGCATAACATCTCCTCCTTACTGGCAATTAAGAGATTATGGCCAGAAAGATCAACTCGGAACAGAGAAGACTCCAGAAGAGTTCGTCACAAGAATTGTAGAGATATTCAGAGAAGTTCGTGATGTTCTGCGTGATGACGGAACAGTTTGGATCAATCTTGGTGATACGTTTTGCGGAGGAGGAGGATATTGCCCCACAGCACCATCAAATCAAGCTGGAAGCAAACAATCCACTAATCGTGGAGTCAAGGCAAAGCCAAGACCTGTTCCTCCCGGATTCAAAGCCAAAGATTTAGTTGGCATACCTTGGATGGCAGCAATGGCCCTAAGAGCGGATGGTTGGTATCTTAGGGCCGATATCATTTGGGAAAAATCCAATGGTATGCCAGAAGCAGTCAAAGATCGACCTACAAGATGCCATGAATATGTTTTTCTACTTACTAAAAATCCACATTATTTTTATAATGCCGAAGCCATAAAAGAAGAAACAACAGAAGGAGCAAACAAAAGAAATAAAAGATCAGTTTGGAAAATAAATCAAAAACCATACGCAGGAGCTCACTTTGCTGTGTTCCCAGAAGAATTAGTCAAAACTTGTATGCTGGCAGGGAGCAAAGAAGGCGATCTTGTTTTGGACCCATTTGTCGGCTCAGGAACAACAGGGTCAGTTGCAAATAAACTTAAAAGAAATTTTATTGGAATAGATCTTAATCCAGATTATTGTATCATGGCACAAGAAAGAATTGAAAAAGAAAATCCGCCTTGCGAAAGCGGATTCCAACAATTCAAAATTGATTAACATTAACGATTGATTGCAAGCCAAGGATTTGCACTCATTACCTTGAATGATCTGCAAATGTGATAGTTATTTGCAGATCCGGTAAAACCATAAATTCCAATATAATTGCCACCGGGAATCCACACGCCACCAGAAAGATACATGTTATACCTTAAAATCTTAACATTATTCATATAAACATGAAGATATTGTTCTGTTGCAGAAGCATATTCGTAAATAACTTCCCAAACTCTAAAAGTTTCATTATCAAGTGTTTGATAAGTTGAAATGGCGCTTTCAATTAAAATGCCGTTCTTATAAACTTTAACAGTATCATCATTATATTCATCAAAAAATACAGATATTGCACCATTACTGCCACCACCAGCACTGTTTGATCCCATGAAAATTGCAATACCGTCTGCGCCATCCCCTTCGCCAGAATAAGTTGTAGCCTTTATGTGAATATTTTTATTGTAATCGTAATTTTTTTCCCAATAAAGATATCCAAGCTGTGCATCAATATTTTCTGTCAATACAACGCCATTATCTATAGTGTCATAAAAAGCATCACCAGATATTTCTGCCCCAGCAACAATGGATGGATCTCCCTGATCAGCACACCAGTCAATTGTAGTGTCACCAATACTGACTTTTGAAACTGGGCTACTGCGCTTCAAAGTTGCTTGTATGGCAACCTTGCCATCAATTATTTGTTTGGCTTTTTCAAGATCAGATTTTTTGTTGAATTTCAAAGTGGTGGTCAAGCCATCAGCACTTTTACTGACTATTCGGTGATGAACATTAGCATTGTTGAAAAGTTTTTTCAAATCTGCAAGTTTATCCGTTGATACATCAAGATTTAACATTTCACTCCTCAAGATTGCAAAATAGATTCAAGCAAATTAAGCCAACCACCATCTTCTGGACCTATCGGCGCAGCATCAAACCAATCCCAGCCAAGAACATATATTTTCCCAGAACCATATGGGATCATGGTTACTACAGATTCATCCGCACCATTTCCCTCGTAAATTGTTACAGAATTTACTGGCAAAGTAGTAGTGTCTAAAGAACTAGTAGCATCTAAATCGGGAATAGTAGCACTTTCACTTGGGAAAAGACCAGAACCAGCAACTGTGAGGCTTATTGGCTCAGAGGGACTATTAAAACTAATACTAAAGCTAAATATATCGTTCAAGAAAGCAACCGCATCTCCATTGTCGGGGTTAAACATCAACAACTTACCACCAGAAGAAACAAAATTGTTGATTTTATTTTTAGCACCTGAAGTCAAATCTGGAAGAATATCACTATTTTCAATGTCAGGAATGATAACATAACCAGCTTGACCTGCTACATTGTCCCATCCAGATTCAGATATATCTATAAATGTTTCATAATCTATAGTATTAGCATCTAAGTAAGCCATAATATTGTTTGGTTCATTTCCAAAGTCAGATCCCTCAGCAACATAATCGACATAAGTGTTATTGATGAGAATAAAAATTTTATCATTTTTCTTTGTAATTTTCGGTACATTTATTGAAAACCAAGGAATTGCGCTTCTTACTTCAAAAGACTTGCAATAATGAATATTGGTTAAGGTTGCTGTGTTGGCAAATACTCCAACAGCTGGTTCAGTGGTGTATCCGCCACCAATATCTACTCTGCAAATATGTTTTCCGTTCATTAAAACTGTTACATATATCACATCGCTTTTCTTGTATTCATAAATAACTTCAAAAGTACGCCAAGTGGTATCGCCAAGAATTTCACCAGAATCATAACCATCGCTAGTAAATCCACTTGTTTGTAAATATATGGAATTATCTGTGTCATTAAAATAAACATAAAGGCCGCAGAAATAAATTCCACAATTATTTCCACCAGTTCCAAGTCCAGCCAGAAATGTTCCTTTAAGATAAATATCTTTTGTTAGATCATATTGTCTATCCCAGTAAACCGCACCAGATTGGTTGGCACTATTAGGAGTAAGAATTAAACCTGTATTATGATTATCGTATGATGCATCTCCATCATAATTAGCATTGGGATCAACATCCCAAGGAGCGCCTTGGCAAGCATTCCAAAATATTTTTGAATCTCCAATATTAACAGGACGAAGAGGATCAGGATTGCTTTTTCCGCTACGATGACCAAATCTGCCACCCTGAGCAGTGACTTCTTGATTATTTTCCATAATTTATTCCTTCATCAAATTATCTGTTTAGTTTTAGCCAAGGAATTGCACTTTTTACATCAAATGATTTGCATTGGTGTTTATTATCTGCTGAGCCGCAAAAACCGCTTGCACCGACATATGTTCCTGCGTCACCCACCCAATATCCAACATCAACACGACAAACATAGACGTTATCTATTTGAACTTGAACAAAAGCACTTGAACTGTCTATGTATTCGTAAATAATTTCAAATTTTCTCCACTGATAGTCATCTAAAGTCAAATTCGTATAAAATGTTGTGTCGATCAAGACTCCATTTTTATACACCTTAACAGTATCATTATTATATTCATCAAAAAAAACAGCTATTCCATTTGTTGCATTACTTGAAATTGTTAGACCATCATCCACACCAAAAAAAACAGTTATTCCATCTCCATTATCTTCTGATGCTCCTTCTCCTCCAGCAATAAATGTACCAGAAATATAAATGTTTTTAGTATAATCAAATTCTTTATCCCAATATAAAGAACCGCTTGTACTAGCTGTGGCTTCTGTTAAGTAAACGCCCTCATTTATATTTTCATAATATGCAGTAAAATTAGTGCCATCAAATCCAGCGTTTACGACTGCTGCGGGGTCGCCCATGCAACTATCCCATTTAATTGGTGTATCGCCAATGTTCTGATCTGCCAATGCATCAGAACGAATTAATTCAACTTGTGCAATGACTTCTTCTTTATTTTCCACGAAAACTCCTCTACGGAAAATTTTATCTTACATTATATATCAGTAAAAAAAATATCTCTCCGTAAAGAGAGATATTTTAATATCAAAATATTACCAAAAGCGTCATTTAACAGTAAAGAAGAACAATTGAACCATTCTTGCCTTGTCAACGACATCACTTTGGAGTCCTTCGTAGGTGCTTGCTGAGTGAATCATTTTTGCGTCCCAAATTGCCAATCTATTATAAATGGCTCCAACCTTATCAACTAATTCCCAGTTGTCTGGATGAAGGATGTTGTAGTCATTGTAAATTTCTCCATTAGCAGCTCTACGTTGGTCATCGTTTTGGAATCTATCAAATTCCAAAGGATGATTTGTTGGACGACGAGAATGATATTTTCTGTCTCTCCAGAAACTTGTCCCTGCGGAAGGAGGTGCGAAAGGAGTCAAATAGATGGCGGCAGCGTAGCTTTGAGCATCGCTATGATAAACAAGTGGGTCGTTATAACCTGTAATTTGGAAACAACCGTTGGCAGGTTGATCTAGCCAATCAACAATTGGTCTTCCTAAAATGCGTTCAAATTCTTCTTTTAGAAAAGGCCAAAGGAATTTCTCTTTGGTTCTTTTTCCTTTATAGAATCTATTGTCAGAGACAAAATCTTGTTCCATGGCAAAAGCACGAATTTCATCAGGATTTTTATAAAAACTATCAACAATTGTAAGATGAGCAGTTCTGCGGTTGAAGTTTAGTGGAGGAACGCCATTGGGAATTCCCTCATATAAGTCCTTTTCAAGAATCCACATTGTGAGTGCAGCTTCTCCAACCTGACAGTAATACTTGTTTGTACCATCAGAATTTGCAACATGAGATAAAACAACAGCGTTCTGGTTTTGAAATACAACTCTCTGATTAACGAAAAATCTAGGTTCCATTTTTTCTCCCTTTGGTCAACAGAATAATATAGTTACAAAAAAAGAAACCGGGACATTAATTGCCCCGGTTCCAAAATTAATTATTTTTTTTATCAATCAATATCGGCAACAAGCATACCACATGCCATTAGATCCTTGTGCAACACCAGAATCACGAACTGGGTACTGGCCGTAATAGCAGCAATTGCGAATAGCAGCTTGAGGGCTGGAAGCCATTCCTACTCCTTCTTTGCCGGTGTTGCCGCCAAAGTGCCCTATTCTTCCTATTGAGGCTAAATAATTAGCGACTCCCTGTGCGGTTCCCAAAGATGCATTGACAACAGGACGATTGTTTGTCGTGACTGGACGATTATTTGTTTTGCGGCTAAAAACGCCAAAAGGTCCAGCTTCAACACTTGAACCAACAATCAAAACAAGAACCAGAACCATCAAGTTCCTAAACATGTGGCATTTCCTTACCATAACATTGCGATTATCAGGACCGCAACAACCCTGTGCTTTTGAAGCACGCTCAGAAGTCTATATTGGAAAATCGTGAATGTAAAGGCCAATTTTCGTATAAGATTATATCATCTTATACATTGCTTTTCTTGCAGCCCAAGATGTCAATTTTTCCTGCATGTATTTCCTGATGTCATCCATGCTCCATGGTGTTCCAAAAGGAACGCTTTTACGAACATGATCAACTCCAACATCTAGAGTCAGATCTATTCCTTTTGTTGAGGAGGAAACAGCAATCAAATCTTCAATGATTTTGGGATTTTCAATTCCATATCTTCTCAATACAGAGGAAAATCCTTCTGTGTAAACCTTTTCATCATATGCGGAAAGCATCCCATGATCCTCGTTATAAAAACCATTATGAACATGACCATATAGCATCCACGATCCACGATTGGCTTTGTTCCATGATCTTGCTGGATAATGGCTGGTGAATACATGCTGTCCATTAATGTTGAAAAGATAATTTTCATAGCAAGCAGTAAAAAAATCAGCACATTCTTTTCTTTCATCATGGTTGCCAAGAATCAAATAAACATTCTTACAATTAATTCTTTCACGATAATCCTTGATTTCTTTCTTGTCGGAGCTACATGTGAAATCACCAAGAATGACAAGATTATCATTTTTTTCGACAACAGCATTGATATTGCGAATTATAACTGTGTCCATAAGATCGACAGATGATTTACTGACTTTGAAGTCAGTATGTGGTATAGTTCCATGACGAATCATTTCGCAAACATTCAATTCTTCTTCTGAAAGGAATGGTCTTTTGCAATACTTGATTATGTTGGCATGGCCAAAATGGGGATCTGCAATAAAATGCCACATTTCTTTTGATTACCTCTAAGTCCAAATAGATTCAGATCCTACAATGTTAGAAGATTTTTTAATCCCATCTGGTAGGACAAGCCTGTTTTTAATTTCTGCTTCATCAAGTTTATGAAATTCTTCTTTCCATCCATGTTTCATTACATTTGCTTGTCCAAGAACGGGGCTAATTCCTGTGTATTTTGTGAATCCGAACATAAATCTCATGACAGCAGATTTTGTCTCTATCATTAAAGTTGATTCTTTATGCTGATAGCCAAAAAGAGAATCATCGAAGTTATCGTCTTTTATTGAATAGTTTTGTCCACAACGTAACACCAAAGTAAAAAGTGATCTTTTGAAAAAACAATCTTTCCAAAAAGTTGATGGTTCAATGTACAAAATATGGGGAACAGATGTCAAGCCAAAATCAGAGAATTTCAAATCTGGACAACTTTTGCTTTTTTGAATAATGTTTTCAAACTTATGAACAAATGCAACAATGTCTTCCGCTTTTTCAGCTTTATGTGAAAAGTAAAAGCCAACTATTTTATCATCAAATTTTGTTGCGAATTGTTCACGGCAATGATCCCATTGGGTTAATTTATTCTGTTCTTTTTCAATAGCAAAGCTGCCAACAGGAGGGCTGCAATAAATCAAAGTTATATCTTTAGTAGGGATGGTTATAACTTCGTCTTGTTTCTTCATTTTTCTGACACCTTTGCCAATAAGACATTGCATCCTGATTCTAAAACATTCGATTCTATCTTTTCAATCATGATAGAAGAACGAAGACATTGTTTTGCTTGCTTTTTACCAATTATATTATTATTCGTAAATGGTATTCTTGGCAAAAGCAAAGCTTTATAAATTGAATTTTTACCACGCCAACTACATGTAATTTTTAGAATTGATCTTTCATTATTTGAATTTACAAAAAGAATGTGGCCACCATCATGTTTTGCATAAGGCAAATCAGAAAGATAATTAATGCTTTTTCGATCAAATCTAAAACGAAAAAAATGTTCTATTAAAGGCTTTTCACTAGATCCTTCGGGACAAATGTTCTTATTACCTCTAATGTAATGTTGTAGCATTTCAACGCAAATGTCTTTTCCTGATGGATAGGCATTCCATCTTTCATTCATGTTACCATAAAAAACAACATCAAGAACCTGATCTGGGGCAATGTTGCATGTGATGTTACGAGGATGAATAACTCTAAGATAATCATTGTTTTCATTGTTGCTGACAACGCAAAGAGAAGCTTTGTGTTGATTTTTGCCATCAAATAGATTCACTCCTCCAAGGTAAAGAGTGCTTTCAAAATAATTTATAATTTCTGTTTTTTGAGTTACCGAAACCATCCATCCTTCAGGAACTTCTGTTACCTCTTCGACTGACAAGAATGAACCAGTCAAATCCAGTTTGTAATCCTGAAAAGATTTATCATTAAATATGATATGTATTTTTTGGCCAGCAAGAAGGCGAACCAAAGAGTTTTTTGAGTTGGGATTTTTAATCCTTATTGGGCAATAGTTCTTTTGCATGTTTATCAATTATGTTTACAAGCCAGTTTGAATGATTCTTAACCTTATTTAACACTTCGTTCCTCCAGTTCCGTAAAACCGCAGGGCTAAAAGCAGAAAATTTCTTTGAAATTTCATTTATATATTCAATTTTTGTTTCATTTGAATTTTCATCATCAAGCGTTTGAAATAGAAGGTATTTTATATCACCACCTTGTTTTTGAAGCCAACTATCATGTGAACTTACAAACATTTCCCATCCTGTAATAAAAGCTAGATCTTTATCACGAATGAGATTGACTGAAGTTAATTTTTTACAAAAATGATAAATGAAACTTTCGTATTCGCTCCATCTTATTGTTGTGATGTGATGGCTTCCAAAAACCTGATCTTTTATATGGCCATCGGGAATTTGATAATGTATTGCAGCTTCATAGTGACCCGGATGATGATCACTATAAACCCATTTTACTTCAAATATACCAAAAGATGGAGTTGAATTACTTGCAGTGTAAAATGAAGGCTGACCAAGAATATCTGACCAGATATGATTATCTCTGCATTTGAAAAATACGCAAGAATTTGCATTATGATGTACCAACGGCACGTCTTTTATTTGATGCCTTTTGAAATATTCTTCATATAAACGCATATTATTTACTAATTGAAGTCACTAAGAAATTGTTGCACAATATAGGGGTCAGCCAATAAAGACCACCTATTTTCCTTTTCGTCCCATGACAAAGGATATTTGTCAGGCACCGTATCAACGATGTCAAAAAGATCACCATTACTCTTTGCACGCTCAACTGAACGCTGGAACAGGAGCGGATGCAAATCTGAATATTTTTTTCTAAGCTTATCTACAATATTTTCATCAAGCATAATAAATTGTATCCATCAGCTTTTGATTAATCAAATCTATTAACTTAATTGTTTTTTGCACGACCACTTATAAAACTCTTTGGGCCAGACAAAGAAGTTTTGAGCTTGTAGTATCTCCAACCCGCACAGCAAACTACTCCACCCAAGACCGACATTATCAAACCTGAAGTCTGGAATGACTGATTGCCCATTCCCAATAAGAAATTAATTATGCCGCCAACAAATGAACCAGCCACTCCAATTCCTAATGTTGGGAGATAACCAATAGGCTCATCGCCGGGATGCAAAGACTTAGCAATATAACCAACTACAAGACCAAACAAAATCCAAGAAATTATAAAAAACATGATATCACCTCACCGATTTGATTTCCAAATAAGAATCAGGAGTATGATCGTCAGCAAGATCAGCGCAAAGATCTTTCATGTATCTGACATACTGTCGATCAAACTGAGAATAGCTCTTAAATCCATAAATCATTCCCAAAACTGTTTCAGGATTGTTCTTAGACTGCAATCTTAAAAAACCCTGAAGCTTTACTGCGCCAAACTCTTTCCTCAACATCAAACAAAGACATGCAGCCTGTTGATCAAATATTTTCTTATTCTCATTTGTCTGCTTGTTGTAATCATCTTCTGAAGTTGTAAAAATTTGATCTGCCGAATTAGTAAACTGCTCTTTTCTTGCAATATCATTGAATGACTTTAGACTCTGACGAACATCAACAACAGAACCATTCAGAATAATACAACCCCTCTTAAACCAAACAGGCAAAGTAGTAGATTCAACAACCTCATACTCATACATGCAGACTTGCGTCAAATAAGGCAAAAGTGATTTATTGGGCTTGTCGTCGCCAACACACCAAATAACATTGAGTTCTTTTCTAAGCTGAACCTTCCCCACATTAAGATTGAAAAGATTTTTAAGCAAATCATAATCAGGAACAACAAAAACACGACATTCTTTCTTAAAATTCACATCAGGAAAACCCCAACGAGTTAAAACCGATGTCTTCAAAGATTCAATTGTTTCCGAAAGATCTTTACCCTTTTGATTATCAATGCTTAAGATAGTAAAATTCTTAGACGTATATCTGTTCCACTCTAAACTCTTAATCTGAGGATCAATTGCTTCCAACTCAACAGAGGAAACTTGATCTTGTGCCGACAGATTTTGCAATGAGAAAAAAATAAGAAACAAATTTTTAAGCATAATGTCCACCAATTCATAGACTTAATTATCTACGCTGCTCTTTCATATAATTCTAATTCACGATGTCGCCATCTACATTGAATTTTTCTAACTATACCTGAAATTATCTGACTAATTCTTGATTCATCTAATTCTAACGTATCAGCAATTTGATGCATTCTCTTGCCATTAACATAGTAATCCAAAAAAATCTCTTTTTCCCTCTTGTCCAAAACCCTCAATAGAATATTATAAAATTCACTTTTATCATAATCACAAGACGACATGGAAAGTTCTTCTGAATCAGGGTCAATCTGCACTGTAGGAAGACGCTTTGATTCTAAAATTGCATATTGCACTATAGACCAATTAATTTTAGAAAACGCAAAAGTAGAAAATTTAGTATTTTGGTTTTTATTATATTGATTAGCAGCTTTAACTAGCCCCATATATGCAACTGATTGCAACTCATCATAGCTAAAATAAGGATATTTGCTTTGATTCATCCTTGCTATCTTATCAGCTAAATCAATATGAGGAAGTGTAAGTTCTTCAATTTCTTGTTTTGTTTTCACCAGTCTTTTTCGTGCCATTGTAGTTCCTCAAAAGTTTTTGAAAGTTAAGCAGTTAAATTATATAGCAAAAATCAAAATCATTCAATTGCTTTTTTCAAAAAAAACATCAATAAATGCGAACTGGTGACCACATTTTATTCAAAATAGACCTTGCTTCATCTGAAATTTTCAAAAAATCTCCAGATTTATAAAACTCTACTGCATCATCCTTGTAATTCAAAATTCTTTCCAAAAACCATGTTTTTGTTTCATGAATTGATTCACTCATAATGATAAAAGTATCTTTTGGATGGTTCAATCCAAACATTTGCAATCCCTCTAAAAGTCCACAATGTTCCAAATTTCTAGGCATTTTCTTATCTTTACAATTATCAATAAACAAAAGGAAAATCTTAACCCAACACCTAATATCCAGAGGATCAAGTGTTCCTTCAGGCCATCTTAGTTCAATAGTGCGACGATTTGGACTGTTGTCCTTTACTGCACGAACCAAATTGACCAGATTAAGATTGTACCTCCTATCATCATTATCAAAATAACTCAAATTTTTTGGAGAAACAGCTTCCAAAAAATCATGACAAGTATATTTTTTATTCCTACACAAACCAAAAACATTATCTTCACAAGATGGCGCAAACATGAACTTGCAGTGTTCGCTTTGATAACGCCTTATTGGTAAAATCATACTAATCAGTCGTTCAATTTTAATCCAATGAGCAACAATAACTGCAACCTGATTCATAGTGAGATCAGAAACTTCTGCATGCACATGCAAACCACAATTGTGATTTGTCTTGCAACCAATTTCATTTAACTTCGAGCTTACAAATGAAATGTGTTCAATGTCACTTATGCCATTCCCTATAAATGATGCAATCTCAACACCCTTGGGGCCATTGCGACCTTTTAGCCCACAAGTTGCATCGTCCTTTATGTGCCAATAACGATTATTGTTGGAAAGAGCATAACGAGAAACATAAGCACTGTATTTCGATACAGAAGAAATAGCAGATTGAACAGCCTTCTTTTTGATCTCATTGCCAACTTCCAATTCAACACCAAATCTCCTTTGACTATCAAATTTAACATATTTCAACTTCTTTTGATCCATTACAATCCCTCTTCCGCCATCCGTCAACGGAAGACGTTCTTCTAAAAAACACCATAAACTTTTCAGAGGGAAAAAACAAGACTTTTTTTGTGATTAAGGTTGTTCTGGAGAATCATATGAACGAACAGTTGGCAAATCATCAAGAGCCGATTCACCCCTCATTCTTCTCGCAATCATTTCCATCTCACGCTCGTATTTTTCATCCCAAGTCTGAGATTTTTTAGTGGTAGAAGGAGGAAGAGCAGATGGAGAATCAGAAATAATTTCAACCAATTCAGCAAACATCTTGTCAAAACGATCATTCATCCTGACAAGGAAAACACCAATGAAAAATAAAAAAACCAAATTGACAACTAAAATCATAAAACACAATGACAAAACAATTGCTTCCACAAATATCTCCTAAATTACAGCAGTCGAAGATGTCCTAAAACCAGTACCCAACTGAAATAAAGTTGCAGGTTTTGGAATAATCGAAGTAATGTCTTTGTTTTCCCCTTGATTCAAAATATTTTGACTAGAAATCCTTATGCTCAAATAAGGACTGCCAATCCAATATGATGATTTGAAAATACCAATCCTATCATTCAAAAGAATACTGATCGGCACAATTCCATTTATATTGTTAACATAGTTTGTCTTCGTATTCAAATTAAAAATAAAATCTTCTTTGAAATTCCTCACTGCCTCGCAAACATCAAAAGACGAGAAAATAATTATAATTCTTGTATCAGTGGCGATATTTGTCCCAAGATTTTTTCTTGTAACTATAATCGAAAATTTGAAAACAGGAGTGCTTGTTGAACTTTCCTGACCAAAAGGACTATTAGTACAAGCCCACTCAAACTGGAATCTCCAATTTTCAATGTTAGCATTATCACTCGACGCACCTTCAAAATGCTGAAAAGCCAACCATGAATTACTACGATTGCTAAAAGTAAGAGGTAGTATTTTAGCGAATGTATAATTATTGCGTTGCAAAAAATTACCCAAAACACCGGGATTGCTAAAATTATGTTCTACAAACAGTCCTAATGGAAAACTTATACATGTGCCGCAAGCTGTAGCAACTGTATTGGTAGGAGCAACAATTGCTGGTGCTACTCCCAAACCAAACACAACTTCACTTAACATAAAGGTTTTAATTCCACCATATGTCAAGAAACTTGTAGCAAATGAACTTATTGCTTCACCTGATCCACCAGTTGAAACATAACCACCAGAACTAGCATAAACAAAATTAGATGTTGTTGGAGTTGTGCCTCCACTTGTAATTGCAGCGTCTGCACTTCCATACAACGTAGAACCACCACTTCCTTGGTATCTTTCATAAATCTGCACAACTGAAACAGTCATGCCCATCTTGATCAAAGATCTAGTGCTTATAGAAAACTGAGGAAATTTATAATCAACAACCTGCAAGTCGTTTGGAAGATTAGGATTGTTCTGGTAAATATCAGCAGGTTGACTATACCTCTTAAGATAAACTATTTCCCAGCTTCGATACTCACGAGCGAAATATTCGCCAACTTCTTTCGGAGTCCTTGCAAGAATTGTTTGTATAAAATTCTGTTTTTCTGGAACAGATACATCCAGAGACTTCGTATCATCAGGAGGATTAACATATCCCTCTATAACCCACCAATACAACGGCAAATCGCCTACAGACCAATAAAAAGAAATCTCTGATTCAATTTCTTGATTTACGGCATAATATATTGGTAATTCAACTGAAATTTCTTGCACAATGTCTGATATCCCATCTATCAGAATTCCATCAGACATTGTATCATTATAAATTGTCATATAAACTATTTATTGGCCAAAGGAAAAATCCAACAATTAATAAGCACTAGCCAAGAAAATTTCTTTTTCTCGCTGATTGATAAAAAAACTATGAAATTAAAGCATAGAAATATTTCCATTGATTCTTTTTTTTATTTCTTTTGTTTCATCAAACCAATTAACGCCATATCCTTCGACTATTTTACGAAAAACATTTGGATCATGTGTGTGATGGAAAATAACTGGCGCACCGTTCAAATGAGGACATCCTCTTTTATCAGGATAAAAAAATTTGTAATCTTTGTTGGAATCTCCAACTTTATAAATTAATTTATTAGAAGTAATATTATTGTACAACTCTCTCTCTATGTCTGATTCTCTAGGAATAGAAAAAGGCATCATAAAATTATTTTTTTTCAAATTAGCAAAAGAAGAAACTCTACAACCAAATACCTGTGTGTTAAACGACGAACCCGGATACATACTCCAATAAGAACCAACATAATCACAATCGGCTAAATGCTTAAGAAAATATTCAACAAAATCAGGAGCGGCTGCTATATCTTCAGCAAGATGAATTAAATATTTTTTCCCTGTTGCAGCAGCAAATTCTGTCGCCATTCTTATAGAAGTAGCTGCTCCATCTTGATGATTTTTTTGAACAATATTAGAAAGAACTATTCTCGACCTCTTGTAAACCTCTAAAGCAATATTTCTTTCCTTTTGATCCATACTCCAAATGTCAAAACAAATTGCAGAAACAATAACATCGTGTTCTCCCTTAGGATTTGCACAATCAATTGCCGCAATCAACATTTTCAAATGTTCAATAGGGTTGATAGATCTATCTGATTTATGATGAGTCCCATTATAAGAAAAAGATAGTGCTAAATCGCTCATCACTTATTTACTAATCATAAGCCTTAATTGGCACTAGAAAGATTAAATTTTGGAGTAAGATTAAGAATGTCGCCGTCTGCAAGAACTCTTTCAGTCGCAAATTTCTCTGCCCACAAACAAACACCAGAAGTAGCACCAACTACATAATAACCATAAATTGTATTGGTAGTAGCGCCACATGTCCATGATTGTGTCGTAACACTAGATTCAGCTTTGTTGCTTACAGTTGAAGGTGCAGCCCAATCTGATCTTGCAATGGTTTTCTCTGCATAATTTGTAAAATCAGCCTCAGTAAAGCTACCAATAACAGTTGCGGCAATTGGAGTGTAATTATTCTTGTAAAGCCTAAGAATATAATCTTCTGTGTCAGCAGTATTAATCAAAAGCTTAGTCAATAACTCAATTTCTCCAAGATCAGGAACTACTAGAGCCATTCTCCTCCTCCTTCTCTTCTTCCAATTTCTCAAGAATGGATGCAATCAATGGATGTCGAACGATAGAATTAGCCTTGAAGTTTATTATTCCAACTCCTTTTAAGCTCGATAGCCTATCAACAATATTCATTAAAGCTCTGTCCTTCCAAGGCAAATCGCTTTGCATCGGATCACCAGTAATGATTACTTTACTGTTCTGTCCAAATCTTGTAAGAAACAATTTAATTTCGGCATAATTACAATTCTGAGCTTCATCAAGAATACAAACAGAATCATGAAAACTTCTACCACGCATGAACTGAAGAGGAGCAATCTCTACGCTTTTATTGATTATTTCCCTCTGTGGAGAAAATGTTCCCAAACACCTGTCCATGCAATCAAAAAGAGGAAGCATATAAGGATGGAGCTTTTCATCGGCGGAGCCCGGTAAGAACCCAAGTCCTCGACCACCAGCTTCAATAGTTGGTCTTGTTATAACAATTTTTTCTTTTCTTTTAGATAAAATCTCACTAATTGCAAAGGCGCAACCGAGGTGCGAATTATGAGTCACAGTAAAATTGTCGGTCAAAAACAATGAATCTTTATGATCAACAGTAATGCATTGCATTTCTTCATAATTCAATC